AAGCAGTGGTATCAACGCAGAGTACTCAAAAAATCCTCCCGAGCCGAGGGGGACCCGGCGAAAGCCCGAGTTGGCGTCAGGCTAGCAGGGCGAACCATGCCGGGTAACCGCTAGCATGCTAGCATGAACCCACATGCAACCACTCTGTGCAGCGTGCGCATGCCAGTGCGGGCGCCCAAACGCCCAATTATTCTGATAAACAGTAAAAATGACGTTAATAAGTCATACTAATCAATTGCTAGTTGGAAATCTCACTAGGGCAGGTGGTGGGGGTCCACGCGGAGCGGCTACAAAAACAAGCTGACATGCTACCGGGCAAACATACTATTATTATTATTATCTTATTGAAATATATATATATATATATAGAAACCCGTTTTTCTACCTCGATTTTTCTGTTTTTCCGCACCCCCCTATGCGAAAAATAAAAATTTTATTTTTGGGCCGGGAAAAAATTTTTCTCTCCTCTCCAACATAGCCCCCCTATTCGCCAAACGCCATATAGTAATTAAAGCTGTAAAATCAATGACTTATACTAGTTTGGAGCATTCCTCAATGATATCAATGGCCGCTTTCAAATTCCCTAGCAATATCAATCACATATTCTAGTTTTCGCCGTGTTTTCGAGACCCTAAATCCGACGATATGGCCCTCCGGAAGCCAAAACATTCCTAAAAATAACGCTTGACATATGCCCAAACGCCTTTATATTAAGCCCATACCTGAGCCACTAAAGGCGACAGGCGCATTCCCAAAGGAGCAACTAACATGTCACAGTCCAACGCCTCCGCTAGCATGCCAGCGCCTATCCCTATCAACTCCCCCATTATCCAGCGTGCCGTGGCCGGCATGATCGATCCGACCAGCTATCGTGTCGTCATCTGCACCTATGCCTGCGGCGCGGAGAATCCTGTCCTGGTCGGACAGCACCGCACCTTGCGCGCTGCCTGCCGCACCCTGGCCAGTTTCTGCTCAGGCAAGCGCCGCCAGCGCGGGAGCTTCGCCGCGTTCGTCATCCTGCCGACCGGCCAGCTCTACAGCCTGGTCGAGGCGCGCAAGCTGTGACCCGCCTTGTCATCACCATCTGGCTTTTTGGCCTTTTCCTCATTTCCTACCTTGGAGCTTGAACCATGCCGTACGTGCGCACCTCTGAACAAGCCGTCTTTAAATTCGCAGAGCTAAGCGACCGCGCCAAGGAAAAGGCGCGTGATTGGTGGCGCGATTGCGAAAACGCTGATGGTTGCGATTTATCGTGCAATTACGAAGACTTCGCGACTTGCGCCTCTATCCTCGGAATCGACCTGCGCACGCGCCCCGTCAAGCTCATGAGCGGCGCAACACGCTACGATCCTTGCATCTGGTGGAGTGGCTTCTCCTCGCAGAACGACGGCGCGTGCCTCGAAGGCTCCTACGCCTATGCGAAAGGCGCCGCCAAGAAAATTCGCGAGCACGCGCCAGAAGACAAAGAGCTACATCGTATCGCTGATGAACTCTTCGCACTTCAACGCAAGGCGTTCTATCGACTTGAGGCGCGCGCAACTCATCGCGGCCACTACTACCATTCTGGATGCATGCAAATCGACGTCTGGCGAAGCGAAGGCGACGCGACGCGCGATGAGGATGACGCCTTGGCGCAGCTGCTCCGCGACTTCGCCGATTGGGTATACTGCCAGCTCGAAAAAGACTATGAATGGCGCATGGCGGATGAGCAGGTCGACGAAAATATTCGCGCCAACGAATACGACTTCGACGAAGACGGGGGGCTGCTCTAATGCCCTCCCTTCTATGCACCGACGCCGACCTGCGCCAGTGGCGTGCCCTGCATCGCATGACGCAAGCGCAGGCGGCGCGTCTGTTTGGCGTCAGCCAGCCCTCCTATGGCGCATGGGAGGCCGGCAAGTGGCCCCGCGACCTCACCGAGCGCATGGCCGAAGCCGAAGCGCTGCGCTGCGCTGCAACTGGCTTAGCAGCCAAGCCTTTCGAGTCCGAGGAGCAAGCGCGCAAGCGCTTGGTCAAGGAGATCGCCCAAGCCGAAGCGAAAAACGCCAAGCGCTTGGCGCGCGAGGCCAGGAAGCGCGACAAGGATCTGGAGACGTTCGAGCGCGACGTACGCCGTATCTATGTCAAGGAGCGCGAGCAGGGCTTGCACGACACACGAGACTGGTCCGCCTATCTCCACTGGTGCCTGGCGAACGCGCAAGAGCGTCAAGCCCGGCAACCGACCGAGGTGCGTGCGAGCGCCATCAGAGACTTTGAGAGGCTTTTGCAAAGGGAGACAGGACAATGAAGGCTATCCGCACAAGGGCTTTAGGGCCGACAGGTACAAAGGGTGCGCGCATCGTCGCAAGCGACGCTGATGGGAACCGAATCGTAGTGAGTCGGGACTATTCGTTTGGCGATGATGAGAACTTCGCCATCGCAGCGCGTGCGTTGTGTCATAAAATGGGGTGGTCGAGAGGGCCAGGAGTCACCCACCTGGCCGGAGGCGGTTTCGGGCGCGACATGTATTTCGTGTTCGTCTCTTGACGAACGCGCTGAACATGCTATAAGCATCCTGCGAAGGCGGCGGCATCCATAAGCCCGTGGCGCACCGCGAGACTAAAAGCCCGTGCGGTTTAGCCCCCCTCGACCGCACGGGCTCCTTAGAGGGGGACAAGAGAGGGGACTAACATGCTGATTAACGGTGTCGAGCGGCAAATTGCCTCGCACGCGAACCTGAGCGACGCGAACCTGAGCGACGCGGACCTGCGCGGCGCGAACCTGAGCGACGCGAACCTGAGCGACGCCAGCGCACCTGGCTTCGAGATACACCCTGGCCGATTCTACGACGCGAATGAAGCGGCGCTCGCCGACATGAAGGCGCTCGCCGAGGGGAAAAGCTGATGGGTATCCAAGAACTATCAGTCGGCCGTGCGCCGTTCTACCATGTCGACCCGCGCACCCTTAAAGTGCGCGCCGGTTGGAACTCAAGAGCGCCCGAGGACGAGGAGAACAAGGCGCATGTGCTCGCCCTTGCCGACTCGATCGCCGAGATTGGCGTCCTCGAACCTCTGACTGTATTCCTCGAAAAGGATGCGCTATGGGTGATCGACGGTCACTGCCGCCTGGCCGCGACGCTGATCGCCATCAAGCGAGGCGCGGACATCAAGTCCATCCCTGTGAAGACCGAGGGTGGCCGCGGGATCAATGAAGCCGATCGGGTGTTCTCCCAGATCGCGCGGAACAGCGGCAAGCCCCTTACGCTGTTCGAGCAGGGCACGGTCTACAAGCGCCTGGTCGCCTATGGCTGGACAGTCGAGGACATCGCCAGGAAGGCCGGCAAGGGCGTTTCGCACGTCAACTCAGCCCTGGACCTGCAAGGCGCGCCTGCCGAGGTCCGCAAGCTCGTAGCGAGTGGGCGCGTGGCTCCCTCGCTCGCTTTGCGCACGGTAAAGGAGCAAGGCGGCGAGAAAGCCGCTCAGACCCTCTCTAATGCGGTTGACGCGGCCATGCAGCAAGGCAAGACCCATGCGACGGCTCGGCACATCGGCGAAGCGCCGAAGGCGGCGCGCAAACAGATACTCACGCGCGTCAAGGAGCTATTCGACGAGAGCGAGGGCACGCGGATCGACGATACGGCCACGGTGGGCGTGGTCGTGAAGTTCACGGACTCGGCATGGGCCGAGCTGGCGAGGATACTGGACATATGAACACTTGGCTGGACTTCCACGAAGCTGGACAAACGCAGCCGTTCCTGGACTGGTGGCGCGACCTTAACGCAGCACTGGTTCGCACTGGCTCGGAGGATGCTAACCAGGGCGAGGCGCGTCGTTGGTATAAGCACGGCACGTCTCCCGAAATTAGCAGCGCGTTGCTCAAAGAGCAGCGGCGCGACGACGCGCCATGAGACTCTGCTCGCACTGCGGCTCGGACAGCCGGGTTGTGGATCGGCGAGAAGACACGCGCCGCAGGCGCTGCATGAACCCATCGTGTGGGCGGCGCTGGTCCACCATAGAGATCGAGAAGACGGAGCAAGCCCTTGAGGAAGCCTATGCACGAGTCACAGAACGACGAACGGGAACCGCTCGAAGACCACCAAGAGAACAACCCTCTGAAGATCGCTATGGACGCGGTTGACGCGGGGGTGGTCGAGCTGGTCCAGGCGCTCGACGGCGCGGGTGCAAAGACGCCGGCTCGACCAACCATGCTCGATATTCATTCGGTACTGAAGGAGCGCGAGCTTTCGCATGGGAACTACGGGATCATTGCGCACACCGCGCAGGCGATCAAAGGCGAAATGCGCGACGCCGGCAAATGGCCCGAGATGAGCTACATCGAACGCGAAGCAGCCGAGCACATCGCGACGCGGTTGGCGCGCATTTCGGGCGGCGACCCCCATTTCCGGGACCATTGGGTCGACATTGCCGGCTATGCGCAACTGGTGGCGGACAGACTGAAATGACTAAAACCCCAGAGAGCGCGCCGCTTCCAGGCAGCACGCTTTACAAGGTGCGCGCTGCTATCTCCCGCATCGACGCCGCCCTTTCCAAGATCGATGGGGGCGGGAATGGGTGAGCCCGTAGGCAACCAGCGCGCGATGGCTCCTGACGCCAACAAATTTCACGTCGGCAACGGCGATGACGGCAAGCATTACTGGCTTACGCCGCCTGCGCTTTACGCGAAGCTAGACGCGCGTTTCGGCTTTACCTTCGATGCTGCGCCCTATCCAAAACCGTCCGATTTCGACGGCCTGACCTGCGAGTGGGGATCGTCCACCTACGTCAATCCGCCGTTCGGATCCATCATTCATGGCGGCAAAAAGAAGGGCATGACAGCTTGGGTCCGCAAAGCGCTGGCCGAACACGCCAAAGGCAAGCGCGTTGTCATGGTCTACCCGATCGACAAGTGGGTGCTGATGCTGTTCGCGGCCGGCGCCAAGGTCGAGAACTTGGGCGATGTCCGCTGGCTCGCGACTGAGGATGGATCCGATGGCAAGGGGACCGGGCGGCATATCGCATGTTTTGTGCTGGAACCAAAGGATCCAACCCCATGACCCAACCAGACACCCACGCCGATGTGACGGGGCGAGTCGAGCGCGCGCTTATCGACGCCATTCGCCATCTGCGATTTTACCGCCCCGATGATTTCGTATCGCCCGACGTGTTGGAAGCAAAGAAGCGCGAACTACACAGCATCGGCGACATGCGAACGGTCTTCGTCAATCAGGGCGATTGGGGCCTCATCGAAATGCTTTTGGCTGACCTAAGCCGCGCCCCCGCCACCCCAGACCCGCGCATCGACGCGGCGGAACCCAGCCAATTACGGATATGCCGCAACTGCACGTTGTCAGGAGAACTTCATGTAGGGCTGCAATCTGAGCTTTGTGAAGTATGCGACTGTAGCGAGCCATATACTATGATGGCTCTGCAGGAAGCAGTTAAGTGTAGAGTAAATGAGGCGGTGAAGGCGGAGCGCGAGGCGTGCGCGAAGATCGCCGATCGACGTGCCGAAATATCAATGCTGGGTGAGCGCACGTGGGCCGGCAATGAAGGGCGAATGATGTGCGAAATGGTCGCCGACGCCATCCGCTTGCGCTCTGAGAAGGAGGCGGGGTGATGGCTGACGAATACTACGGTGAGTCTGATTACAAATCGTGGTCAACGAAACGACAAGCCGCCGCCTTACGCGCCGACCTCGACGCTGCCCGTGCCACCATCGCCGCCCAGCAAGCCAGGATAGAGGCGCTGACGGGGGCGTTGGCCGAGGAAGACGCCATATTCAAATTCGCCATTGGGGCTGAAGTCTTAAAGTGGACCGGCTCGTATTGGCTTGCCTGCATTGTCAAGGCCCGGTTCTTTACCGACAGTGGCGATCCTCGCTACGTCGTCGATCACAAGCCAATCGCGCCGGGGCTGCTCAACATTTACAACGAGGAGCAGCTTTGCGCCCGTTCCGCCATCGCGGCAAAATCCGTGCTGCACTTGCGGCCCTCGAAGCGATCGACCCGATGAGTTTCGGCGAGCCTATCGTAGGAAAGACCTACAAGGCTGACGGCTGGGTCTATCGCGATATAGGTGGCACAACGACGGCGCTGTGGGGCGAATTAATGACAATCCTCGGCGAGGATAATGTTGTCGTTCTTGCCGCCAGCACTAACCGAGACAACACAATTATTCGCGGCCAGATTCTCGTGTCGCCAGATGGCGTCAAACGAGCGAATGAGTTCGCTAAGTCGAGGGCGAACTGATGACCTCCCCCGCGCATGAGGAGATGGTCGAGGCGGTGAAGGCGGAGCGCGAGGCGTGCGCGAAGATCGCCGATCGACGTGCCGGGGCCACCATCAGCGAGGGACGAGAGTGAACCTAATCTGTTTGGACTTCGAGACTTTTTTCAGCGACGACTACACGTTGAAAAAGATGACCACGGAGGCATATATCCGTGACCCGCGCTTCGAGGCGCTGGGCTGCGCTATTCGCTTCGAGCATCCAACGCTTAAGGATACTACGTACTGGTATCCGAACGAGCAAGCTTTCGACGACGAACGCACAGAGATGCAGATGGCGTTCGATGATGTTGACTGGCCCAACACCGCCGTTATCGCCCACCACGCCCACTTCGACGGCCTGATCCTCTCGCATCACTACGGCATCAAGCCGGCCTTCTGGTTCGACACCCTTTCAATGGCGAGGCTTGTTCATGGGAACCATCTCAGCGTGTCTCTCGCGAGCCTCGCAGCGCATTATGGGCTCGCAGCGAAAACAGTACCTTACGATTTGTTTCGAGGACGCCGATGGGCGGACCTTGACGCGGCGACTAGAGATTCGCTCGGCGCGGGGTGCTGTCACGACGTGGACCTTACCTACCAGATTTTTAAGAGCCTTGGACAAGGTTTTCCCGTAGAAGAATACGTGGTGATTGACGCCACTGTCCGCATGTTCACCGAGCCAACCCTCGTAGGCGACCAGAAGCTTTTCGAGGCCCTACGCGACAGCGAGTTTCTGTCCAAGAACCAGACGATGTATGAGCTTGGCGTTGGCGAGAGCGATCTCCAGAGCGCCGGCAAGTTCGTGGCGCTGCTCGAAGCCGAGGGCGTCGAGGTCGCTTACAAGGATGGGAAGAACGGACCGATCCCGGCCATCGCCAAGACCGACCCCTTCATGCAGGAGTTGTTGGATGATCCCGATCCCCGCGTGGCGGCGCTCGCGCAGGCTAGGCTCGATACCAAGTCAACCATTGACGAAACAAGAGCTGGTCGACTGGCTGCGATGTCTACCCGTGGAGCACTGGCTGTGTACCTCAGCTATTGTGGGGCGCATACAACCAGGTGGGGTGGAGGCGACAGGGTCAACTTTCAGAATCTCACTGACCGGTTACGACCCGGCGTTACCGCGCCCGAGGGATACGACTTCGCCCAAGTCGACCAGTCTCAAGGCGAGTGCCGACTCCTGAACTATTTGGCTGGTCAGTGGGACGTGGTGGAGCGGTTTCGCCGCGGTGAGGACCCCTACCTGCCCATGGCCTCCGCGTTCTTCGGGCGGGAGATCACCAAGGCCGATCGCGACGAACGCCAGTGCGGCAAGGTCGGCGAGCTGCAATGCGGCTTCGGTTCGGGCGGTCCCAAGATCGTCAGCTCGGCGCGCAAGTATGGCGTGACCATGACGCAGGACGAGGGCATGCGGATGCGCGACACTTACCGCGCGACGCATCCTCAGGTCGTGCAGCTCTGGGCGCACTGCCGAGATCGTCCTAAGCGCCAGCTGGCCGATAAGCCGCACGTGGCTGGTGGTGGGGACCCATGCAGATTCACGGATGGCAAGATCATCCTGCCGAACGGCGCTTGGATCGACTACACGACCCTCGAATGGCATCTCGATCCCGAGACGGGCGATCGGTATTGGCGCTTGAAGAACCGCAAGGGCTGGGTCAAGATGTATGGCGCGAAGCTGGTTGAGAACGTCATTCAGGCGCTCAGCCGCGTGGTCACTTCGCAGGCGATGATCAAGATCAGAAACGCAGGCTACCGCGTGGTGGGCATGGCTCACGATGATCTATGGGTGCTCCTGCCGATCGGTGACGCGCGCGGCAAGCAGTTCCTCATCGAGACGATGAGCATGTCGCCCTCCTGGGCTCCTGATTGCCCTCTCGGGGCTGAGTGCAAAGTAGGAGCGACCTACTCGTGATCCCTTGGTCCTTCTCCCTCCTCAGCGACTTCGCGAACTGCCGATGGAAGGTGTTCCGCAAATACGTCTCCAAGGACCTACCCAAGGAGCCTCAGAGCCCTGAGCTTGCGGAGGGCATCCGCATGCACTCGCTCCTGGAGCGCGCGATCAAGAGCCGCACGCTGGTCGAGCTGGCTGCTCCGCTGCACCCCGTCGTACAGCCCATGACGCAGAACGGAGCGACCGCCGAGCACATGCTGGGCATGACTGAAGATCGCCAGCCCGCCAAGTTCTTTGGCTCGCCCTGGGGCAGAGGCAAGATCGACGTGCTGATCCTAAAGCCTCCGGTCGCTGTCATCTTCGACTGGAAAACGGGGAAGGTGCGCGAAGACCCGCGCGAACTCGCCTGCCACGCCCTGCTCATCAAGGCCAACTTCCCAGCCGTCGAGAAGATCACCGGCGCGTACGTCTGGCTGAAGGAAAACCGACTAGGCACGCCCTACGATCTCTCCAACACCGACCGGGTCTACCACGGCACGCGGGCGACCGTGGCTGAGATGGAGGAGTGCCAAGCGAGCGGCGTCTGGGAGAAGAAGCCCAACCCGCTCTGCGGCTGGTGTCCGGTCAAGGACTGCGAACACAATAGGAGTTGAGATGGCTAAAATGATTCGCATCACGCTAGGCGCGCACGCCTGTATGGACCTGCCAGTCCCCGATGACCCGAACTTTAACTTTGGCGCGTTCTGCTCGCACATGCGCGACACGCGCTACTATTTTAACGGTGCAAATGTCTATATTCCGTACGACAAGATCGAGGCGGTCATCATGACGGACACCGACGACATACAGGCGAACCCGATCGCGGGTGTCGGCGGGATGACCAAGCAATGATCGAGGCGCACATCAAAAAGGCGCTTAAAGCCTACCTCACCGAGATTGGCGCATACCAGTTCTGGCCGGTCCAGATGGGTTACGGCGCGACAACGATCGACGTGCTGGTCTGTCACAAGGGCAAGTTCTACGGCATCGAGACCAAGCGGCCGGGGATCGCCAAGCCCACAGCGGCGCAAGCCTGCGTGATGCGCGACATCGCTGAGGCGGGCGGTGGGGTGTGCCTGGAGAACGATCCTGAGTTGAAAGCTGTCCGTGCTCTACTCGCCCAACCATAACGCCGTCCTCTACGAGACCGACGCGCCTCTCCCGCTGCTCGCTGCAACTGAGGGCGGGCGGCGCGTCAACGGCTCGATGGTGGCGATCCCGGCGAGCCTAGGGAATCTCCAGGCACTCGCCGCGCGGTCCATGCCGGTTATCCCGGTGATGGAGAAGGACGGCTACGACTGGCCCATCCGCGCGCCATGGCGACCCCTCGCGCATCAGAAGATCACCGCCAACTTCCTCGTGCTGCACAAGCGTTGCTTCTGTTTGAACGACATGGGCACGATGAAGACCTTGTCGGCTTTGTGGGCGGCTGACTACCTCATGGAGATGGAGAGACGAAATGGTCGACTACTGCGGGCCATTATTAGCGCGCCCCTGTCCATCCTGCGGTCGGTTTGGAGCGACGCTCTGTTTGCGAACTTCATGTCCCGAAGGACTTACGTGGTACTACACGGATCAGCAGCTAAACGCGAAAAACTCCTCAAGCAACCCGCCGACTTCTACATCATCAACCACGACGGGCTTGGGGTGGGAGTTTCATCTGATCGACGGTCGCCATTCGAGGGGCTGGCCGCGGAACTCGAAGCCCGCACCGATATCCGCCTCGCCATCGTTGACGAAGCATCGGTGTACCGAGACGCCACCACTAAGCGGCATCGAGTAGCCCGCAAGCTCATCGCGTCCAAAGAGTATTTCTGGCTGATGACCGGCACGCCGACGCCGAACGGACCGCTTGACGCCTATGGCCTCGCGCGGCTCGTCAACGGCGCGCATGGCGAGAGCTTCCAGACCTACAAGAACCGGGTGATGATGCCGGCTGGTCCGTTCAAGTGGTTGCCGCGCGTCGGGTCGGCCGAAGCCGCCAGGAAATTGTTAACGCCAGCGGTGCGCTATGCGATCGAGGACTGCGTCGACCTGCCGCCGTGCACGGTGCAGAAGCGCGACGCGGAGATGAGCGAAGCGCAAGCCAAAGCATATAGGGACTTGAAGCGCGAAGCGGTGCTGGCGATGAAGTCGGGCAAGCTCGTGCAGGCGGTCAACCAAGCGGCTCTAAGAATAAAATTAATTCAGGTCGCGTGCGGGGCTGTCTACGACGGCGACCACGAGAGCCACGAACTGGACGCCGCGCCGCGCATCGCCGTGCTGGAGGAAGTGATCGAGCAGTGCGCTGAGAAAGTCATCGTGTTCGCCCCCTTGACGAACGTGCTGAACATGCTGTATAAGGCTCTGCATGATAAGTTCGATTGTGCGATTGTGAACGGAGCGGTAAGCCAGGATGAGCGAACAGCGATTTTTCGTGGGTTTCAAGGGGGTATCAGTCCTCGCGTCATCCTGGCCGACCCCGCCACTATGGCTCATGGGCTCACGCTTACAGCCGCTTCCTGTGTCGTATGGTATGCACCGACTGACAAGACTGAACTCTACATTCAGGCCAACAAGCGGATTGACCGGCCGGGGCAACTCAAGAATACGACGATCGTGCAGATCGCTGCTACGGCTGTGGAGCGAGAAATCTATGCGCGACTAGAGAACAACGAATCGATGCAAGGCGTCATTCTTAAGCTGGCTGAGGAAAAATGAGCTACACCCCCGCGCAGATCATCGAGAAGTATCTGGAGCTTCGCGAGCTGAAGAAAGCCGAAAAGGCCGCCTTCACTGCGCGCGAGCTTGAACTCAACAACATGTTGGAGGCGATGGAGAACCACCTGTTGGCCGTCATGAACGAGCGCGGCGAGAAGGCCATCAAGACCGACAAGGGCACTGCGTTTCAAGCGCCGCAGACCCGCGTGCAGCTCACCGATCGCGCCGCGCTCGTTGACTACGTCCGCCGCACGGGTAACTTTGACTTTTTCACCAACGCCGTGTCCAAGGAGACATGCGTCGCCTTTGTCGAGGCGAACAAGGCCGCGCCTCCAGGCGTGGAGATCAGCAACTCAATCACCGTCAACGTGAGGAAAGCTTAAGCCCATGCTCCAACGTCCTTCATATCTCCAGGCTCCCAACGCTGCCGTGCTCGCCAAGGCAGCGGCAGGTCTCGGCATCATCCAGCCGCCACGCATCTCGATCGCCGACGACCGCTTCACCGTCGTCCAGGCGAACGGCCAGCGGCACCCGCAGATCGCCCCGGCGCTCACCCTCGACGTGATCGTGGTCGGCGCGAACAACGGCGTCTCTCAGGTTTATTATGACGGACCTTATGACGTGAACAGCCCCGCCGCGCCGGCCTGCTGGTCGGACAACCAGATCGGCCCGTCCAAGGACGCCATGCAGCCGCAGGCCGAGACCTGTGCGATCTGCCCGCGCGCGGTGTGGGACCAGATCAGCGCTAACGGCAACAAGGTGCCGGCGTGCAACCAGCACAAGAAGCTCGGCGTGCTCGTGGCGGGCGGGGGAGACACCGTCTACCTCCTGTCGATCCCCCCGGCGTCGCTAAAGGTTTGGAAAGCCTATGTCGCTCATGTCGGCTCCCAGGGAGCGGGCGTCGAGGAGATCGTCACGCGTCTGTCGATCGAGAACAAGACGCTCGGCTTCGACCCCGTCGATTTTATCCCGGAGGGCGCGGTGCCGCTCGTCCGCAAGATCGTCGAGAGCGATGAGGCGGACAGCGTCGTGGGCAACCTGGACCGCCCCAGGACAGTTGCGATTGCCGGGCGCGTGGTCGAAACGCGACAGATCACGCAGAACCCGGAGGATAGGCAGGAAACGCGCCCTACCCAACCTGTCTCAAATGCAGGGGCGACCTTCGGCGCTGCTCCTGCATCCCTTTCTAAGCCCGACCCCAGTATCCCTACCCGCGAGGAACTGGAGGCCGAGCTAGCCCGTCTGCGCGCCAAGGACGCTGCGCCGACTGCCAAGACCCGAACGCGCACGGCACGGCAGGAGACGGTGGTCGAGCGCGGCGCGATCCCCGCGGGGACATTTGCGGGCGGGCAGCAGAACGGCAACGCGGGCGGTTTCATCGGAGGCCAACCTGAGCAGAAAGCGCAGACCAATGGCTCGGGCTTTGGCATCGCGAACGCCCCGCCGCCCGACCAGGCGGTCCAGTCGATGCTCGATAAGGCGTTCGGGTTCCCAACGAAGTGAGCCCATGGACGCGATCGGCTTTGTCAAGGGTCTGCGCAGGGCGCGCAAAACGCTCGGACTGACCGCCAGCGATCTGGCGATCTGGTTCGGGCGGCCTCGCCAGACCATCAACACCTGGTTGAACGAGGACCACCTTCCCGAGGCCGGTCTCGTGTTGACGGAGTGCGCGCGCAGGCTCAGTCTGCTCTTTTCATGCGCAAGCTTCCCGGTGCCTTTCCCCATCACCAAGCGCGAACGTCCCGACTACATCAGACAGGCTTTCAGGGATGCCGACAACGCTGGAGTTCCTCGAAGCCATACTGCCGCCAAGCGGCCTGTATTGCGCAGCGGTGTTCGATCCTGACGACCCCTCTTACAAAAGGCAGTATTTCGATGACTCGCTCGTGGGGCTTGAACAACGGATTAGGGCGCTTGACGCGGGAGGCGAGGGCACGCGCCGGGCAACCTACCATGGTTGCGCATCGTACAGCGGACGATCCCGGACCAAGGATTCGGTTGCCCTTGTCCGATCCCTATGGCTCGATATCGACGTTGATCTACGAGACCCCAAAAAGTACTCGGACCAAGCGTCCGCTCTGGCTGCGCTGGAACTTTTTGTTGCTGAGCGGCATCTGCCTGTCCCTCTTGTCGTGGGCAGTGGTTCAGGTCTCCACGTCTATTGGCCGTTCATGCACGCCATCGATCGTGTCTCTTGGGAGCGATACGCTGTCGGGCTCAAGCGCCTTTGTGATGCGGGCGGACTGCGCGCGGGTCGCGAACGAACTGCGGACTGCGCCAGCATCCTTCGACCTCCAGGCACCCAGCATCGTAAGCTGGGAACTCGTCCGGTGGTCTGCGGGCCACTGCGAGGCCCTTACCCCTTAGAGGCGTTCGATGTCCTTCTGGCAGATAGTCCTGACGGTGGAAAATTGGGTCGCCCCGCCCTTGCTCGGAGCCATATGGATTTTTCTCGCGGCGTGCGTGGCGTTGGGTTCGCCGCCCGGCGAGGGCTAACAGAGCGAGCGGGAAACACCTATGCAGCGGAACCTATCGACTTCGAGGCGTTGGCGCAGGGATGCGGTCAATTCAAACGGCTCAAAGAGGCTCCCGGTTCCGTCAACGAGCCGATCTGGAAGGCGTGTTTGGGGGTCCTGGCTTTCTGCGTCGCCGGGCGGGAGCAAGCCCATGCATGGTCTGATGACCCGCAATACGCCGCGCAGATTGATGCAAAGTTCGACCGGTCCGCACGACTATCAGGGCCAACCACTTGCGAGCACTTCAGGTCGCTTGATGCGGCAGCGTGCGCAGGATGCCGATTCGGAAAGTCTACGCCGCTCGAAGCTGCGCGCGAAAGCCGCGAGGCACATAAGCCTGCCGCCGCCAGAGTCTCCGAGGACGCTTTACAGCGTCCTCCTGCGCCGCGCGATGGACCGCCAGAAGATGGGCCGATCGAAGGCACCGAGTTCGTCTATCAAGCGGGCAGGATTGTCCAGATAACCGAGGACAGAAACGGCAAGCCAAACACCCGAGTCGTCGCCGGCTTCCCCTTCCAGATCGCCTCGGTCCACACAGGAGAGATCAAGACCGACCAGCACTACTACCTCATCCGCCACTACAAGCCGCATGCCGGCTGGCGGGAACTGGAGATCAAGGCGTCAGCGCTGCACAGCGTCACCCTGATCCCCACCCTGGCCGATCTCGGCGTCGTCATTCACGACGCCGACCTGTTCAGGCAGTATATCCGGGAGAGCGTCGATCTCCTCCACCAAAAAGAGAAGGCGAGGATGCAGTTCGAGCAGTTCGGTTGGAAGGACGAGAACACGGCGTTCCTGTGGGGCGACACGCTCTACTCCGCGGCCGGCCGGCAGACCACGGCGATCGGCCCGGACCTGCGGATCTGGGCGCAATGGCTCCGTCCGGTGCCTGGGGGCTCCGTGGAGGGCTGGAAACAGGCAGTGGACTGTTTGTTCGGCCAAGGGAGCGAAGGCCAGTCTTTCGCCATCCTGGCCTCGTTTGGGGCCGTCCTGATGCGGTTCCTTGAAGACAGCGAGGGGGGTGCAGTGATCTCCCTGGTGACGCCGCACTCGGGAGCGGGCAAGACGACCAGCCTCGCGGGGGCTTACACCGTCTGGGCGTCGAAGGACCGGGCGCTCGCCCTGACCACGATCGACACCAAGGTCTCGCGCGCAGTGAAGCTCGAAGCGCTGTCCAATTTGCCGGCGACCTATGACGAGTTCTCCAACAAGGACCCCGTCAGCGTCCGCGAGTTCATGATCACCTACACCGGGGGGCACGACAAGATGCGCGGCACCGGCGAGGGGCAGATCATCCACAAGGGCTCCGGGTGGCAGAACATGCTGATCACTGCCTCCAACCGATCGCTGATCGACCAGATCATGTCGACGGGCGAGAGCGACGCGCCGGCCATGCGCATCCTGGAGTTCCCGGTCGAGAGCGGCAGCGAGTTGAAACCGTCCGAAGCCGCGCTGATGAAGAAGCAGATGGAGAACAACGCGGGTTGGGCGGGCGATGCGTTCTTGACCTACCTCCTGGAGCCCGAGGTGCTCGCCTGGACTAAGAAGCGCCTGCACATGATGGTTGATGAGATTTACGCCAAGGGCGGCTTCAAAAAGGAGCATCGGTTCTGGGTGCGCGCGCTGGCGGCGACCGCCACGGCGGCGCTGATCGTCGAGAAGTTGAACCTCATTTCGTTCAGCCCGAACAGGATTATGGGCTGGGCGTTCAAGCACTTCGCGGCGCGCGTCGATGGCGAGCAGCGCGAGAAGAACGCGGCGGTGCCGACGATCAGCCGGTTCCTCAACGAGCACATCGGCGAGACCCTGGTCATGCCTGGCCCGGCGAACGGGCGGATGGAGATGGCCCCGATCGGCGACAAGCCGCGCAACAGGATCAGCGTGCGTGTCGAGGTCGAGGGCGATCGGATATTCATCGCCGAGCCGATCCTGCGCGAATGGCTCGACAAAAAGGCAGGCGGCGGCTACGCCGAGATGGTTCGTGAGCTAGACCGCAAGGAAGTGCTCAAGCACGCGCGTAAGATGGTGACGCTGACCGCGGGCTCGGGGATACGCGGTGGGCAGGTCTGGTGCATGGTGCTGGACGGCGGCCACCCCGCGCTGACGGGGATGCTGCGCGAGGCGCGAGTGGAGAAGCGGGACATTGATCGGCGCGAGAAGTTGAGGAGTTTGAAATGAGCGGTGTTCCCGGCCAACCTTCAGGACACTACTCGCGAACAGCTTTCCACAAACGGGCAATTTCTGCTGGGGTAAAAGCGAGTTGGCGCGATCCTGAAAAGCGCAAGCGGCGCGTGGACGCGATCCGCGCCGCCTGGGATGATCCATTAATTCTTGCGCTTAGCCGGAAGCGGCGAGCCGTAGCTTCTCGCGCGCCAAGACCTCCAGAATCTTAGGCAGCAAGTCCTCGCCGCGCCGCCGTAGCCGCTGATCGTCCACGCGGAGCTGCGTGGTCAGCACGGTCTTCATCACGCCGTGCACGAGGTTCCCCATCCGCGCCACGTCCTTGTACTCGGCTTCGTCGGTCGTGGGGATTTTCATGGCGAGCAGCTCGTGCCCACGCTCCAGCGCCGCGTCGGTCAGCAGTTCGAGGACTACGGATTTGTCGAGAACTGTAGCCCCGTCGCGAACCCCATCTCCTGGAGCATCGGCAACTGCTTCGCCAACCGGTCCCCGATGTCGGTGCGGTACATTGGGGAGTTCGGAACTATCAAGCGTTTCAAGCGGCGATACGCTTTGATCTTCGCGTCGTAGACCGTAGAAGATGTCGCGGTCATCACGAGCACGTAGTCGCCGGCTGTCACTGGCATCTTCTCGGTCACGATCTGGCCCGCTCGCTCGATCGGCGCTTCGCCCTGCATCATTTCGCAGAAATGGACGTGCGGCAGCAAGGATGGCGTCAGCCCATAGATCGGCGACCCGACGACTTCCTTCCTCGTCAGGTGCGAGTAGGGGTAGTCGGGCACCGAGAGCACGACTCCGATCGCTACGGTGTCCATCAAGATATCGCGGGCGTCCTTGCCCTGGGAGAGGTCGTAGAGCCATTGAACGGGGTCGCCTGTGTGAAGCTCCTGCTGGATATTGAAGGTGGGCCAGCCCGGTCGCATGGTGAACTCCAGCGGCCAGGGCTGGCCTTTATCGTCGATAATGCAGTTGACATCGATATAACCGCAATACCCCAGCTTTTCCAGCGTCTCGGTCAGGGGCTCTAGGACAAGCCGCGCCAGCTTGGATCGACTGACGTAGCGAAGGACGGTGCCTTGCTCGCCAGTAGCGCAGCCCATGTCGCCATCCATAAGCTTCTTGAACTCAAAATTCTCGCACCATCCAGCGTTGAAACCTCTAGGACCAAACCAGCCTCCCACAGCCATCTCAATACCTGGAATGAAGTGTTGAAGAATAAACGGGCTTTTGAGCTTGCCGATCTTCTTCCATCGCTCAAGCATATGGACCAGATCAGCAGGGGACTTCGCCACGTAAGACAGAGCCTTGTCAGCATCGCCAGATGGCTTGGATACAAAGCGGCGGTTCTCTTTCTTGACGTAGACAATAGCGGTGTCATAGTCGTTGAACTCCTTGGAGGGCGGCACTTGGACGCCGTGAGACTTCAGCACGTCAGCGCCAATTTTGCGATCGAGTTCCCATTGAGCAGCCTCGTTGGAGGGGCCGATCACTGGCACACCAAAATCACGAAGTGTATCGAGATCGCGAAGATAGCGCGTATTGTCCGTGTTGAAAACGAGGTCCGGCCAGTTGAGCCAGGGGTGATGGTCCTCCACGATATCGACGAGACCTCGGCCGATATATTTTGTCTTCTCGGTTTGTCGGATGAAGTGCTTGACTTTATGGCCAGCCGCTTGGGCGCGCATGGCGAAGTCGAGACCGGAGCCTGACGGGTCCACTAGGAGAACTCGCACTACTGCGTACCTCCATAGGTTCGCTCGTGCGTCGCGTCATGCCGCGCCTTTAGCTTGTCCGCCCGCGCCCCTTGTTTTCGCTTCATCGCCGCATAGCCCTCGGGGTCCGTCAGGAACATGGGAGCAGCCTTCACGCCTGAGAAGCGCTCGACGCCGCCAATCTTCGTCCCCACCTTCCCACGGTTCTCCGTTGAGATTGGTTGCCACGTCCCGGCCGCCATCTCCAGGTAATTCTTCAGGACCTCGCCCGCCCCCGCGGTGCTCGGCGCGATCGGGTCGCCGCGCCAGTCCGTACCGGTGAACGCGCCGTGCAGCAGCTCGTAGAGCCCGTTGAGCTTGTTGGTCGCCTCCTGCCGAGGATCCATGTAGCCGTTCAGGAACTGCGAGAGGTAGGAGGGCATCACCGCGCGCTCGGGTTGGCCCGTTGTCGCGTCGGTCCCTCCGGTCTGAGGGGCGACCAGATCACGCAAAGACTCAGGCGGCTTCCTAGTCTTGGCGTATTGGTAGATCGCCCCAAGCGTGCCGACCATGATGGGCAGGGCGACCGCCTGACTGAGGTTGTTCGACCAGCCGTCCTTACCGATGCGCGCGAGATCGCCGGCAGTCCCCGCCACCTGGCGCGCGGTGCCGAGGGTGTAGGAGTATGAGACGAAGGCGGACTGTGCGACTTGCTTGGTCCACTTCTGCCAGAAGATGTTGTCCTGGTTCATCTCGCCGAAATTGTTGTCGACGATGTCGGACGCCTTACGCGCGAACGCCACCTGTTCCTCGTGGCTCGCCTCGGGGTGTTCGCGCAGCCAGGTTGACACGATGTCGTAGAACGCACCGTTCTTGATCGCGGGGATATAGGTGCGGAACAGCGGGTCGCTCAACGTTTCCAGGGTGCGGCCGACGCCACTCTCGATGGCCTTTATCGTGCCGCTGACGGGCGCTACGCCGATGCCTTTGATCGCTGCTTGAGTTTCCGCTTTGAGCGAGCCTCGTCGGAAGGCGTCGAGGAGCGAGCCTTGTCCAGTGAATCGATACTCGTCTGCGATGCGCCCCTTGCCCGCGACCCTAAAGTTAGCCTCCGTAGCAAGATCAACGACCTTGCGTAGTTCAGGTGATCCAACGTCATGGAGGTATGCCTTCTGCATCTGCTTGCCGCGAATAGCTGAAGTGACCCACTTGCCCGGAGCCTTGCCCAGCGCGGCGGCGGCCTTTATCGGATTGCCGTAGAACGCTTCGTCCAGTGCGTTGGCGATCCCGGAGCGGATCGACTCGCCGACCATGTTGAGCGCGTGATAGCCGCTGACCCCCAGCTTGAACGCCGTGATCGAGTTGGCGGTCTTCTGCAAGCCCTCCAGAGCCTTCCCCGCGAGGCCATCGGGCGGGCGGGAAATGAACCGGTTGTAGACCGTCGCCCAACCCTCCGGGGCGTAAGCCTTCTGTCCGGGGTATTTCTGGGAGAGCCGGCCGTTGACCTCCGACCATCCGGCTGGCTTGTCCTTCGGGTTGCGCCAGACCACATCGCCACGCTCAACAGCAGTGTCGAAGACTTCGTTGGTGGCGAGGAAGCGATCGACGTTCTCGACGTAGCGGAAGGTCGCCTCGATCGGGTCAATCGTCACCGGCTCCAGGCCAGCCCGAATGCCATCGGCCACAGTCGGGATCGTCCGCGCCTTGGTGAAGCCGCCCGAACCTTCCTTAGTCCCGAACTGCCCGGCGAACGCGCGCGCCTTCTCCGGGTCTTTCCACATCTGGGGGTAATAGTCATTAATGAAGTTCATGCGCTCGGTCGACGGCGCGGCCATGAGCTTGGCCTTGCGATCCTCGAATGTGCGCCGCACTTCGTTGAAGAGCGGAGCGACTTCGGGGAGCGTCTCGTAACCTTGCGCGCGGCGGTCACTCCAGTTCTGGAGGCTATCGATCATGTCAAGCTTGTCGGCCGGCGAGTAGGCGGCGACCTGTTTCTGGTAGCCTTCGAGCGCGGCCTTGGTCTTCTCGCTGTCGCGCGTTGCGCGGCCGATCGACGATCGGATCGACGCGCCAGCGCGCGCGCCTTCAGGGGTGGCCTTGTCCGGGCTGGAGATCGATCGGATGGCGCTCGCCAGATCCTTCAGGTTCTGTTTGAGATCGGGGGTGACGGCGGCCTTCTCGCGATCAGCGATCGTGCCGGCGAGGATATCGGCAGGGTGCGAGGGGGCAGCGCCGGCAGGCACTTGAATATTTCGATCTTTAGCCCCAGCAGCTTCTCGCGCTCCGCTGACCCTGGCTCCACCTACAGTTTCGATGCCGGGGTATTTATTGGAAAACTCTCTAAGTATCTGCCTAAGCGTCGCCGGACCTAGCTTATTTGCAGGTAGCACATTGCCGTCTTTATCCGTGATATCTATGGTGCTTATGTCGAAGTTGCTTCCCTTCTTAGTCCCCTTGATTCTGACAGTATTGCCGTCAGGCGTAGACACATTCCACTGCCCCGCCATGTCGCCTTCGTGCTCGAAAACACCGATCGGCTCAATCTTGATTGCGCCAGCCCCTTCCGGCTTGAGGAACGCGGGTAGATCGGGCTTCACCCCAAGAACAGGCTTAAAACCTTTCGCTTGCTCTGGCGTCGTTTCAAAATGCGCGTACGTCCCGACCTGTGACGGCCCGTACGATTCCTCTAAACCTGTCTCCCAGTTCTGCGCTTTGACCACCAACGGGTCGTCCTTTGGCAGGTCGACGTAGTGCGGCTCCGACCCTCCGTCCCAATCACGCGCGTACACCGGGTCCGTCGTGACCCAACGGCCACCCCCGGAAGTAGGGTCCTTCCCTCCATGATAAAAACGCACGAAGCCGTCTTTTACAGCCGGAAGCGCTTTAACCACGTCTGCATATGGCTTCACCACTTCGAGCTTGGGCGGCTCCTTGGGCGCACCCGGCACGGGCGCAACGTTGTCCGAGACCAGCTTGGGCTTCTCAAAGTCCGCGGGCTTGGCGGGGTCGCCGAACGCCTTGACATCGTCCACTGTAGGACGCGGCGCAAGCGCTTTGCTCACTGCCTCGGAACCAACCTTGGAGGCCGCCGACTCGACCGGCTTAGGCAGTTCGCCTTCGACGCGCGCCGCGACATGCGGGGCTTCGACGCCCGCCATCATCGGGTCGCCCATCCCCAGCATGTTCCACGCTGTCAGCGCCGCGCCAGTCAGCGGGGAAGCTCCTTCCTGGATGGTGCCAATCACATCGGCGGTCGCGCCCTTGAGGATATCGCCGCGCTTCATCGCGGCCACGCCCTCAGTCACATTGCCCTGTCCAGCCTTGAACGCCTCGGCAGTGTTCTCCTTGAACCCCTCAGTCGCCATCCCTGTAGCCTCGCTAGGGATACGAGCAAGTTGGTTGACGCCCTCATCGACGTAGGTCCGCAACGCTGAAGGCTGCGCGGCTCTCGGTTCGGGTGGAGAGGGCTGCGTGACGCCAGTCGCCGCCTCAGGCTTAGGAGCAACGAGAAACTTGGGGAGCGGTGGCTGCATCCCGGTCGGCGCATCCATCCATTTGGGCTTTGGCGGCGCGGTCATCCATGCGGGCTGGTCCATTCACTGCACCACTTCCCAGCTCTCTTTAGCGTCCCAATCGCCGCCTTTGTAGCGATACGTCTTGCCGTCCGGCCCCTGCACCGTCTGACCAGGAGCCCGGTCGCTAGTTTTCGGCGCACCGTCCTGCCGCACCGGCGCATCGCTCGTGGTCCTCTTCGCGGGAGCCGTCGACTGGTTGGCGTCGCTCGACTGTTTGACCTTGGCGGTCTCGGCCAGCCGTTCGCGCGCCTGGTCCGCCGCCTGCGCGGCCTCTTTCATCAGTTCGGTGCGCTCAGGTCCAGTCACGTTCGCCGCAGCGATTTCCGATCGCGTCGCGGCCAAGGCGTCCTTGATCGCCGCCTCGCTCTGCGTCACGATGTTCCGGCGCTCGGCAATGTCCTTGGTCTGCCCGAGCGCTGCGTATCGCTCGTCCAGCGCCTTGCTGAAGCGATCCTTGATGCTGTCCTGGCGCTGCTCGAACTCGGACTTCTTTTCGGTGAGCGCTGCGTATCGCTCGTCCAGCGCCTTGCTGAAGCGATCCTTGATGCTGTCCTGGCGCTGCTCGAACTCGGACTTCTTTTCGGTGAGCGCTGCGTATCGCTCGTCCAGCGCCTTGCTGAAGCGATCCTTGATGCTGTCCTGGCGCTGCTCGAACTCGGACTTCTTTTCGGTGAGCGCTGCGTATCGCTCGTCCAGCGCCTTGCTGAAGCGATCCTTGATGCTGTCCTGGCGCTGCTCGAACTCGGACTTCTTTTCGGTGAGCGCCGCGCCCTTGTCCTCGTGAACCATGTCGTCGCGCCGCACCGTCTCCTGGTTCCTCTGCCCGGCCAACTGCTGCTGCACCATCCGATACTGTTGGAGCGCCTGAGCGTTCATCAGCGGGGTCAGGCGATCGATCGCCCCCATCAATTGCTGGGGCGTCATGTTAGGGTTGACGCGCTTGGCCGCCGCGACGATGTCGGGCAACTGCATCATCTGAATCTGCCCAGCCTGAGGCGGTCCCTGCGGGCCTTGCGGCGGGGCGGGCTGGGGTTGGGGTTGGGGTTGGGGTTGCGCCTGCTGGGCGGGGGGTTGGGGCTGAGAACCCCCCTGGGGCGGCTGTGGGCCTCCTGGCGCGGGCTGGCCACCCTGTTGGGGCGGCGAGAACTGTGAAGCCTGCTGGGGCTGGGGAGCCGGTCCTTGACCCGGTTGGCTGAACAAGCCCTTGAGCAGCGACCCGAGACCCCCCTGCTGCTGGGGCTGGCCGGTCGGGCCGCCATACATCTGTGAGAGGATTTGACCAGCCTGTTGCGAGCCCTGCTGCTGGTCTTTCATCGCCTGCGCCTGGAGACGCTGAAGGGCCTGCTGCGTCTCCGCGCTCAGACCGCCAGAGACGCCGCCAGCAATTGAGCCTAACGCTGCGAGACCCCCCGCCATCACAGAAACATCCCGAGGAGGTTACCGCCTAGAGAGCCGAGGCCCGATAGAGCCTGGTTAGAGAGTCCTTGGTTGGCGATGGACGCGTTAGCCTCGGTCCCGTACTGACTGCTAGCCGCGCTGGTCGCGCCTGTGCCCCCCTGGAGATAGGCCAGAAAGTCTTGAATCTGTTGCTGCTGCGCCTGATTGTTGAACGTCGAGACAGACTGCCCGATGCCGGTGCCGGTCGTCGCCGCGTTGCCAGCCGCGCCTGACAGCGTGGAAGCGGTGTTGGCCGCGGTCTGCTGCCGACCAAGCTGTTGGTTCTGCCAGTTGATGTTGAAATTCTGGTTGTTCTGATCGGTGATCCCCGCGCCATAGGGTGTGTTGGCGACGCCGCTCTGCGCCTGCGCGACGTTGTTCTGGTCCTGGCTCTGCTGGAACTGCTGCGCGTAAAGAGCGTTCTGCGGGTCGAACCCTGTCTGGAGCGTCTGCTGCGCGTAGGGCAGGAAAGATTGCCCAGTCGCCGTCAGGTTGTTCCCTGCCTGCGTAGCCGCGCCTGAGGCATAGCTGGCATTCGGGTTGGTGTTCAGCGAGCCGATCCCGCCAATCGCCCCAGCATCCGCCTGAGGCTGGCTCTGGTACTGGTACGCCTGTTGCGGTTGAGAGGGGAGGTTCGCGCCGCCGCTCATGACACGCGCTCCCAGATCGTCACGATCGGCTCGTAGCCGTCAGCGCGCAGGAGCCCGCCGACCCTGCTGCGGCCGTGCGCGTCGGGCTCATAGGTGTCGTTGGTATGAAACCTTGTCACCTTCGCGCCTAGCGCCTCCATGGCCTTGCGGCAGGAACGTAGCATGTTGCGCCCGGTCCAGCCAGACCGCCACTCAGGCGCGAGGTAGAAGTGCTCGGCATAGCCGTGCAGCACGCTCTGGCAAAGCAGGCTTGTCGTCAAGAAGCAATTGACGAAGCCGACCAGAGTATCGCCATGGCGAGCCGTCCATATGCGCAAGAGCCCCGCGCGCTCATAGGAAAAATACGTGTCCCATGCTGGGTCAAGGGGAATGGCGTCGGTGTGAACGCCGATCTCTGCGTTCTGCCGCTTGAGCAGCGGCCAGAGTTCGTCGACAATCGCCGAGAACGGCTCCCACTGGCATCTAAGCCGTGCGGGGGCCGACCGTTGCGTCCTGTTTGGAGGGCTCGGAGCGGACTGCGCCGTCGTTGACAGAAGGCCCTTTGAGCTTACGTGAAGCATCGTCCACCGAGGGGCTGCGGGTCTTCAGGCCCTTCTTGAGAGAAGCATGCGGGTAGCCGCCTGATTTCATGGTCGCCATTACGCGCTCCCTTTAGAAGTCCGCCGACCAGATAAGCGAGGACGTGCCCGCCGCGCCCTGAAGCTGGCAAGCCCAGCCTGCGGTCGACCCCGTGGTCAGTGTCGCCACAAGCGCCCCGGCATTAGTCGTGTTCGCCGCCGTAGGCGAAACAAGATAAGTCGAGGCTAAGGTCGAAGTGTCGGCTGCGACGACAATCTGCCATGTCGAAGTCGAGAAGGTGCCGGTGTGCGAGAAGACCGGGGCCTTCTGCATCGTCTCGGGGAACTGGATATTGAGCGCGCAGGTCGTGGTCGTCAACATCGTGCCGTTCATGCCGATGGCGACGCCAGCGGCCGGCTCGGTGATGCGGTAGTAGAACTTCTGCGCCTCGTGCAGTTCGAGAACCGGGTCCTTGTTCTCGTAAACCGTGGGGACAATGGCATTTGGCCCTAACAACTCGAACTGCGCATCAGAGATCGCGATACCGTCCGTCGAGCCTGCCGTGCCGCTAAGGGTCGGGTTGAAGCATACAGCAACCGCGATCTCGGTCACGGTGTTCGGCAACTGGATAAGGCCAGTCGAGTAGCGCTGCCATGCGGTCGTGATCGTCAAGGGCTGCGAAAGCGCCTGGCCGTAAGCCTGCGCGGCGGTCGTCTGCGCAGCGCCAGCGCTATTGACGCCGTAAACGGCGAGGCCGGTGAAAGCGGGCGTGATCTGGGGAATGTCGACAACCACGGTGGTGCCCGCGCTGGTCGGCGCAAGGACCGTGCCGGTGACCGCCGCTGAATAGGTCGTCGCCACCGAGAAGGCCGAAGTCGAAAGGTTGGTCGACGAGACGTAGTAAATCTGGTTCGCGGTGAAGCCAGTCGGGATCGTCGCAGCGGTAAAATAGACCGGTTGCCCGGCGACCAGCGAGTTCGAGTATGTGATGATCCCGGTCGTCGCGACAGTGACGGACGCCGAAGTCGTGGTCGACGTGAACGTGCCGAACCCCTGATCGGTGCCGGTTCCGGTAAAGACGTACAGGTTCGCTTGGTTACCGTTGTCAGCCGATAGGCCCGAAAGCGCCTGGAGGTAGACGCTGAAATCGGCGACCTGCCCAGCCGCCGTGATCGACTTGGAGGTTGGAATCTCCTGCATGACGCATTGCGGCTGCGTCAGCGAGCCGGACGTGCGATAAAGCACTTCGGAGTTCAACTCGCCGACCAAAGGCGACGGCGAGGAAGTCACTGTCTCCAACGTGCCCGCGCCTGAGGACACGTTGACGTTGCAGCCCCATCGGTCAGCGCTGTAAGCCGTGACCGGGATCGTGGTCGTCCCACAGGTCTGGGTCGTGCCAGTGCCGCGCTGGGCGATGGCGAAGTTGCTGTTGTCGAGCAGGTTCTTGGGGAACGTGCTGCCTGCGCCCGTAGCGACACTGGAGTTGATCGACTGGATCACGCCGTTGAGCGTGGCGATCTGGTTAGCCGGATCGACCGGCCCAGAGACCAGCGGAATGTTAGCGGCGACTGCCACCGCTCCGATGGCCGCGACAAACACAGCGGCGGCAATGAGGCGCTTTATGGACATGGCTACGGCTCCAATGGGCGATGGCATGCTAGAATGGTTTCAAATAAGAGTAAAGGCTCTTAGAACTTGATGCAGGACGTGAATGCAATGTTCTTGGGGCGCGTTTCCGAGCCGCCGCCCGAATTAACCGCACCCGTCGAACTCGGGATCGCCTGAGTAAACGTGTAGTTCGACCCGGCCGCATTGATAAAACTGTTCGGGCCGCCAATGGCGAGCGAGTGGGTATGCGGCCCTACAACGTCCGCCTGCGTCGAGCCCAGCGTGCGATTAGGGTCCACCCCCGAGTTGGACACGTTAACAGACCGCCAGAAATAACCAAGATCGTTTGGCACGTTGAACGTCGTCGAGCCGTCGCCGCTCCCGTAAGTCGTGCCGATCGCCGCGAACAGGTTGGCGTAGGTCGTCCGCGAGATCGCTTGCCCGTTGTTGGCGAACCAGCCTGACGCGCAGGAGGACGTAGCGGTCATCTGAACATAGCCGACCGGAACGCCGAGCGTCCCCCAAGCCTGTCCGTCGTAGCTCTCGTACTGGTTGATCGTGGTGTTGTAGCGCACCATGCCGACCGCGGGGGAGCCCGAACGCTGCCCAGTTGTGCCAGCCGGGAGGGCGAGTTCGCCAGTCCCTGTCGAGGTATAATCACCCGAATTGGTGATCGACCCCACCGACTCGTTACCGGAATTGGTCAGCGAAGTCAGCGCACTCAAGGACGTGATATTACCGTTTGCCCCGGAATTGGCCGTGCCAGTATTGAAGCAGTTCAGAATGGTGGAAAAATTGGCGTTGACCTGCGTGCCGTTCGCCGTCGTTCCGTTGACGAAAGTGTACGGGACGCTAGCGCAGATCGTCGTGGCGATAGACGGCGAGGAGAGCAGCGCGAAAAGAAGACCGAGCAGAAATTTTTTCATGGGACCACCTGGAGATAGCCGAGCACCCGGCGACGAATGAACATGTCGCCAATCTGAAAACCCTGCGAACACGCGCCTGTCACCAGCATAGCGAGGCGATTGAACACGACCGGCGCGTTCCACTGCACAGAACGCGGGTAAAGCGCCCCCTGCGTCCCGCCCCAAGGCCCCTGGCCCCAGACGAGAGTCCCCCACTGAGACGCCACGACGTTGAAGTTATAAGAGAACGTGTTCAACACATTGCCGTTCTCATCTTGCGCTGTGATCTGAATAGTCGGCGTGCCGGAGATCGCGGAGGTCTTGATCTGCTGTTCGGTAATCTCCGACATCGCCATTTCCATATTATCGGCGAGCACAGCAGTCTGCCAGGAAAACGTCAGTTGAACGCCGTTCTCCACCGAGCCCGTTGTCGTCGCAGGGATATACGGGCTCAAAAAAAGGTTAGCGGGCACGCCGGCCGGGGCGACGACAAACTCGCTTCCGTAAACGTCGATGCAAGAAGCGGGGAAAGTGTGCGGACCAGACCAGACTTTGCGGTTGAGGTCGAACCAATACTCCTGCGTCGGCGTGCCGCCAACGGTCGAGTTCTGCACCGATATGCGAAGCACGCTGCCGTTAGTCGCAGCAGCGATACGCGACGGCGAGATTGGGTTCAAAACGGGAGATTGACCCCCTCACCCGCCACCCCGATCGGGTCATGAACTTTCGCGGCGAAGTCCAAAAGACGCAGGCCGTCGTGGTCGATATAAAAAAGCCCCTGCGGCGCGGCGACAATCGAGCGAGGCGCGAGCGTCCCCGAGGAGTACTCTGCGTTGATACCACTGCT